CCGGTTTTAAAAAATTCATAGCCACCTGAAATGAAAAATTCCAAAGTGCTAAGTATGGCAGATAATAAATCAGAAACATCTGCATGTTTCTTAAGTGTTCCTATTCGAAATAAATTAATTCCTTTTACAGTAACACTTAAATGTTTTCCGTCAATAAAACCCATAGTTGCGATGATTGAAATTAATTCTGAAACCTTTTCAAAAGCAGGTGATTGTTTAGCAGCTTCCCAATTATTTAAATATTCGGGTAACTTAGACACCCACTGTGTATCTTTGTTATCATCATCAAATTCAGCTTGCTGTTCAAATGGATTAAAACCAAATCGTTCTTTAAAATAAGCTATCTGTGCACTTGAAAAATTCAAAGTGTTTTTAACTGATTTTTGTGACAATTCGGGTATAATACTTGTAATGGCAAGTGTTAGTGTCGCAATGATTTTTGACGGTCTTTTCTCTTTATGAAGCAAATGAGCTACAGAAACAACAGAGGCTAATTTATTAGACATTAAAGCTATTGTATCAGGATCTGTAAATGATCTGTGCATATTACGCTCTACATCATTAAAAAGAGAAGCAATGGAATATTTAATGCGTGTTTTATCTTTTTCATCACATTTAAATAAACCTTGTTGAACATAATTGTTATTTTGACGTTTATCGTCTTTATGTACCTTTTTATTGACATTTAAGGCACGATTACGTTCTTTGCGACGCTCAGTGTGCGCCGACTTTTGGCGTTTCTTAAATTGATCCCTACGAACTTGTTTGGAGTTAGACTCACTTTGTAGTTCATAAGGTAAGAAACTATATATCTGAAATAGTATTGCTACTACCAGTGACCTTTTGACATTTTCGATTTTTTCTCCGCAAATTTTGAATAAATTCATGATTAAAAATAGTAAGGTCGTGCCAAATAAATAACTTTTCTTCAAAAGTTGGAATAAAACTAATTCATTAGTCTAAAAATATTGCCTGGTCAGCGTCGGGTAGAGGTAATTAAAAATCGGGCATGTCGGCCCTGGTACAGCGGTGTACTGCACCTTAAATTATACTTACATCCTTCGCATATTCCGGTTATAATAAGATCTTGGGGTACGTTCCATTAAAACACCTCAAAGGACCAATTCTTCTCTAAAATACTAATCTTTACTAACATCTCTAAACCCTTATAACGGGCGAGTATGTGTTAATGCGCAAATTTCATATATAAAGTGGGATTCCTTTAGCAGTATTAAAGTCCTAAACCTAAATAGACAACTAGTAGAAAAACTTCATAGTTAAAACTAACAGTGAAGAAGGTATAAAAACAAATACACAAGATTATTGGCTGTCGTGAGACATCTTGCAATTGGTAATATACCAAACAAATGGCTATCAAGTACCCGTGTGGTACTATCATTAACATTCAAAAAGAATGTTTAGCCGGGGAGGAAAGATTGATTAAGTCTTTCCGAAATAAAAGCGCCTGGTTCTAGGCGCTATACTCAAATAAAAGAACATCTACTTCTAAAGCGAAAGTATAAACTTTATCAGTAGTTTGAGTAATTTCAATATCTTAGCATTCTATGTACTTTACAGAACATAGGACACAGCCTGCGTTATTAACGAATGGTTACGTTATAGCTGTGAACAGATTGAAAACTGGGGCGAATAAAAACACCTCATCAAAAACTCTACTTAAAGCTACAAGAGATTCTATCGATTACAAAACTTAACGAATGAAACAAACTTGTATATGAAGTTGTATGGGAAAAAACCCACACATTGACAACAATATACAAGTTTCTAACATACGAAAGTTTCAAGATGAACTCTTGAAACAACATCATAGATGTTTTCTGATAAAAGTATTTCAATTC